AGGCACGCGTGAGGTTGGCATCCGCGAGGTTGGCACGCGCGAGGTTGGCATCCGCGAGGTTGGCACCCGTGAGGTAGGCACGCGTGAGGTTGGCATCCGCGAGGTTGGCATCCGTGAGGTTGGCACGCGCATTCACCGCCCACTTCACCGCCAAGCCAAGCTTCACGCTGTAAGTCGCGTCAGGTGCGCATGTGATCTCAGCCGTAAATTGAACGGCATTGGTCCAGCGATTGCGGACATCGAATTGTTCTGTGTGGATGGTGTCTGCGATGTTGCGCGGCACAGCGCCGGGGCCGACCCGGTCCCTGTCTTTGGGGCCGTGATGGCCAAGCTCGCTCCAGTCTTCGGTCATTTGGGTTGCCTTTTCTTTCTGACGGCCTTCTGCACATACGGGGGCACGCGATCGGGATAAGCCTCCGCGTACGCGCGCTCCCACTCGAGGGGCATGGGTTCGTCTGTTACGCCACCGTCTGGGGTGTTCATTCTTCACCTTTCACCAAACTGATGACCAGGTAGGCCACAACAAAGGAGATCGCTACGGTGATGAGGAACGTCACAGCCAAAGCACCAGCGCAGTGAATATCACCAGACCCAGCACCGCGCCTTCGATGGCGATGCGGACCAGCTGGCCGACTGTCATGTTGTCGAACATGTTCGGGTTCTTGTGCGGTGGTGTGTAGTTCCACATAACGTTTCTCCTCTGTTGTGTTAATTTATCGCGGGAAAGTTAACAGATCCCTAAAACGGGATCTCGTCGTCCAGTTTGTTGGTCGGAACCTTCTTGACGAATGCGGGCTTGATCGACCCGGCCAGCATGGTGTCGCTCTTCTCCCAGAAGCTCACTTCCCACTTGATGCCGTCCTGGTCGGTGTACGTGCCCCGCCAGTCGGGTGCCTTGGGGTTGGTCTTGGTTTTCTCCTTGAACACGGAGATGTCGCCGGGGCGTTGTTCGTAAGCCATTAGGTCCTCGCAAAAGCTCGTTCGTTAGATTGAAGGGTTCTCCAGGCTTCGAAAGTGGCGCTGGCTGCGTCTCTCCGATCCTTGGCGGTGAAGTACGTCTCGGCGTTCAGCCGGTATAATGTCAACGCTTCCTGGTACGCTTCAGATCGAAGAGCGTCCCGCTCTCTGCCTGCTTCGGTGGTTGCGTTTGATTGGCCGGCAGCTTGGGCAAGGACGACCTTGAGGTGCTTTTCGCTCCATTCGTAGGCCGCTCTTGCCCGTGCTGCGTCGGGGGACTGGAGGACTTTGAGACAGTACCGGACGGTTTTATCGTCCACACTGAACTCGGCCACAATCTGATTGCCTCCGCTATTCATGCCTCGGCCAATCGGTCCAGAATCTCGTTCCGGCGCTTCTCCACCTCATTGGCAGCAGCGTCGGGCCATCTGGCGGGCATCTGACCCCAGAACCGTTCCATCTTCGCCCACCACGTGTCCAGCTCCTGTTCGCTGTCGCAGGCGTTGATAGCTGCCATGATGCGGTCCCAGTCGCCGTCCTTCTTCGCTTGTGCGCTGGACTTCTTTGCGGCCGGGGCTGGGCCAGATGCCGCGTTGCCGTCATCGTCCTCCGGTGCGGCGCCGGTCATAGCCAGCAGGCTGTAGCGCCTGGCGTAGGTGGTGGCCGATCCAATGCCTTGCGGATCCCGCTTGCTCACCGGCATACGCATGACGTGAGACAAACTGTCTCCCGACACGTGCATCAGCAGCGTGGTGAGGATCAGCTGCTCACCGTCAAAGTCTGGCATCTGGAGGACGGAGATTCCAGCTTCATTGAGTGCCGGGATGGTGGCCTCCACAACCGCTGCCAGATCGGCATATTTGGAACGGAACGCAGGGTTAGTGGCTTGCTTGTAGACCGGGTAGGTCGCCTTCTGTGCAGCGACAAGCGCCTTCGCAAATTCGGGGGTCATGAGCACTTTTTCCAATTGATTGCAGCGGTGAGCGCTGCGTTGAGTTCATCGCGAAGGACAAGGATGCGGGCGGCGTTGAGCCAGTCGTTAGCCTGGAACGCAGCGCGGCATTCATCGGCCCACAAGTCATCCAGAAACTCAGCCTGCCAAGCCTGCAAGCGGGCGCCGTTCCACATCACGTCGCCACCACTGTGCCAGATCATCACAGCCCCCGCCCAGCTTGACCGGCCATCAGTGCGCTTTCGCGACGGAGCTCGTATTCGTAGTCTTCCGCGTCACAGGCTGCGGCATCGGCTTCAGCGGCGAAGGCATCAAGGTCGCAATGCTCGAGGATGTTGGCAAATAGTTGCTGAATGTCTTTGCTGCGAAGGTCTACGCCCTTGAGCAAGCTGGTTGTGGTCCAGGTGTACTTTTTGGTCACCGAGTCCAGCTTGCCGTGGATGGCACTCAGATCGACAACCTCATGGTCGTAATAACCACCTTGGTCACCGACGCTGGGGTCGGGGCGATCATAGGTCGCCGTAATGCCGACTTCGATTTCGAAACCGCTTGTTGCGTAAATGGACATAATTACCACTCCCCGTAAACGACCGGGCCATCGCCCATGTCTTCAATCCACACGTCGAAGCACTGAACGCGCTCCCCGCTGTCGGATTCTTGAAAGGTGACGACGACCGTGCCGTCTTCTCCATCGCGAGCACCAAGAATGCGGAAGGCGTCCCGGCACATTCCGGGAAGCGTCTTAGCGGCGTAGTCCAAGGCCATTTGGTGGGTGAGTTGCATGTGTGTGTCTCCCTTGTTTTCGTGCCTACTGTGAACGCGCTTCAACGAACTGTCAAGCGGGGATTGCATGAAATTCAAAATAGGGTAGAACGGCGTCATGACATTGCAAGAGTACATGAGCGAGCACGGCGTCAGCCAGACGCAGATTGCACGGAGGTTTGGAACCTCACCGGGCATGATCTGCAAGATCCTGAGCCGAGCGGCCAGGCCCAGTCTCAAACTGGCGATCCGGCTGGAGCTGGAGCTGGGTGTGGAGTGCGTCACGTGGGCATAAAAGCAAAGTCCAAAGGCTCACGCGGTGAGACGGAACTGCTGAAGCTCCTTGAGCGTGTGCCCGGCGTGACTGTGCGTAAACAGCCGGCCTCCGGGGCATTCGGCACCCGCATCGGATCCGCCGGCCTCCAAGGCGACCTTCGCATGGTGTTTGGCGATCAGACCTTCCGCGTGGAAGTGAAGCGCCGGAAACTCCCACCCATGACGTTGGAAGGCTGGCTAGCGGGTGTAGAAATTCTGGCCATCAGGGCCGACCACGGTGACTGGCGTTTCTATCTGGAGGAGGACACGTTCCTCCATCTTCTCAGCTTGGCGGCAGAAAAATGAAAACTCTCGGTCAGCTTGGCAAATTTGAATGTCACTGGCCGGTGTTACAGACCGATGAGCATTTATTCTGCGCTGAACCTACGGGAGGGAAAATATATTGCCCGTATCACATGACACGAGCATTTGTTCAGACGACCTGGCAAGGCGGGATGAAGGACCTGGAGCATCGCAGGATCAGGCGGTGGTCCTGAGAGAAAAACTAATCGACGAGGCTGTCCGGCGGGCGATGACCAGCCGCCACGAACCCAAGCTCGACAAGATCGCCAGGACTTGGGCCGTGTCAGGTTATGTCACGCTAGAGGTGCAGGTATTCTGCGCCAGGATCCGCTGGCACTGGCGGACGATTGTCGGGCGTTAGCCCTTCTTCGCCTTCTTCATGTCCTTCTTGGACGGCTTGGCACCCTTCATGGCCTTCATCTCAGAAGCCCTCATGAGCGGCGTCTGCTTCGAACCCTTGGACTTCATAGGCTTCTTCATGGATTGCCTCTCTGAGAGAATTGGAGGATGTTAGGGCGAAGGGGCCGAGCGGCAAACTCGACCCCTTCTACAATCACTGGTCCAAAGTGATTGGCATTCGCGAGATGATCTTACGCAAATGCCGACCCGTGGACAACCGTTTTTGAGGTCCACGATGAGCGCCCCACCCTACATGCCTCTGTATCCCGCCGACTATCTGGCGGACACAACCCACCTGACCAGGTCGGAGCATGGAGCCTATTTGTTGCTCCTGATGGCCATGTGGCGAGCTGGTGGAAGGCTCCCCAACAACGAGATCAAACTCGCCAAACTTGCTCAGTGCTCTGCGGAGGAGTGGGACGAGATCCGCGAGGTCATCCTGGAGTTTTTCCACCACCGTGGTGGTCACCTTTTGCACAAGCGGGTGACGAAGGAGATGGCGAAGTACGAGAACAGGATTTGTAACGCTCGAAAGGCTGGAATTCAGAGTGCATCGAAAAGAGCCAATAAAATCAACGAAATTCGGTCAACGGACGTTCAACCGAAAATCAACCAACCAGAACCAGAACCAGAATCAATTAAGAAAGAGAGAGGGCCTCGAAAGTCTCGGCGCTGCCCTCCCAATTTCGAATTCGACGATTCCGTTTTCGATACCGGCGAGAAAGCCGGTCTGACTGCCGACCAGATCGAACAGGAACTGACCAAGCTCGAGGATTACGAATTCAAGACCGCCAGATCCGACTGGAACGCCGTTGCCAGGAACTGGCTCCGATCCGCCAAGCCAACCAAACCGAAAGGACCACAAATTGACTACGCAGCAATGGAACACCGACACCAACAATGGAAGCGCCAGCAGGCGGAAGCGGAAAACATCGCCGCTGATGGAGGATGGGGAGAGGTCCCAATTTGACGGACCCGCGCACGTTCGAGCCAAGTTTGTGGAGCTGCATGGCGAGGAATTTGCGTACAGCTACCTGTCAGGCGCAACTTGGCGGTATGACAACATGACGCTCACACCGCGCACCATGACTGCCTACGAACGCATTCGTGACCAGGCGATGGGAACCGTTCGGGAGTTAGGCATTCAGCTCGCCAAGCCAACCAAGAAGGCCGCCGTGGTGGCTTACGAAAGCATGAGCCTGTTCGACAAAGCGCGGATCCAGAAGATGCTGGCGGATGAGCATGAGACCGCAGCCATCCAGATGCTGCTGAAGGAGACCGGCACTCGGGACATCACCCAGATGCCGCCGGCTGGGAAAGATTTGATGGAAAAGGCCCGCCTCCGCAGGATAAAGGCACGGGAACTTATGGGATTGAGATCATGACCGACGCTGAAAAGCAAAATTGGTATCGTTTTGCCAGGGCAGTATGGCGGCGTTACATGGGTTTGCCGGAGGCCGGGATCTACCGCTCCAAGGTGAGGCCGCGAGGACTGGGTGAAACCAACAGGGCGGCGGAGGCAGACGATGCTCTCGATCTGGCGGGGTAACGTGGAGCCCACCACACAGCAGCGCCACCAGCTGGCCAAGAAAGCTATTCGGGAGGTCGCGGAAGCCCACAACGTGAGCCTAGAACGGATGATGTCTTACGACTCGCATGAGGACATATCGTCTATTCGCCGGGAAGCAATGTGGAAAGCCCGGAAGGTGTCAAGCTTGTCCTATCCCTTGCTTGGTAAGCTATTTGGGGGTCGAGACCACACCACAATCCTGCATGGGGTGCGTGCCTATGAAGAGAGGCAACGCCGTGATAAAGTGCGCAAAATCGATTTAAGGGTCTGACGATGGCGACGATTGACCAATTCAACAACCTGACCAACGTCATGACCACGGTCGGAGAGAAGAACAGCCTCGTCACCCAGTTCCCGCAGCGGATCCGCGACAACACCGGGCGTCTCAAGATCACGTCGCACCAGAACGTGTACGAAGCGGATTTCGAGTACGGCGCCCAGCCGATGCGCTGGGAAAACTACATTGTTGGCGCTGCCACCATCACCCCGACCTCTAACATTGGTGGCGTTCAGCTCGCCGTGACCACTGCCGCCGGTGACGTGGCGATCCGTCAGACCCGGCCATATCACCGCTACCAGCCCGGTAAAACCATGTACATGGCAACCGGGATCACGTTCGGTGGACCCGCAACGAACCACATTGAGCGGGTCGGGTTCCTGGACGACAACAACGGCATGTGCTTCCAGATCCAAACGCCGACTGCCACGAATCCGACTGGAATGTGCGTGATGTACCGCTCCGACATCAAGGGCGTTCCCTACGACACCGTCATCTTGCTCAATCAGTGGCAGGACCCGTACGGTGTGGCTCAGTCCCTGAACTGGACGCAAATCCAGATGCTGTGGATGGAATTTGCTTGGTACGGCGCGGGCCTTATGCGCTGGGGTGTGATCCTCAACGGGGAGCCCTACACCCTCCATCAGATCGGCCAAGGTAACGGCGGTCAAAACGTTCCCTGGGCTCGGACCGGCAACCTTCCGGTTCGGTATGAACTCCGCAATTCCGGCGCGGTTGCTTCCGCTCAGACCCTCAATCATTGGGGTGTCTCGGTTATCGTGGAAGGACAGCGGGACCAACAGCGTGGATTTACCTACGGCTACGGCATGGCCGCAGGTACGCCGACCCGCTCGCCTGGATCCGCTGCGACCCGTTATCCGCTGCTGTCGCTTCGCTATCGTCCGATGGGTACGATGGAATATGGGGTTGATTCCAACTACTCCGGCTCCAACGGTACGCTCCCGGCCACCGGCGCGGCAATCACCGCGGCCAGCTCAAGCGCCACATCGTCCACTGTGGTCCTGACTGGAACGCCGTTGACGCCCAACGCGTGGGTGGGTAAGTCAATCTTCTGCCGAGGTGCCACGGCATCCATCACCGGCATCACGATCACAAGCGGCGTCGCCACGGCCACCACGGCAGCCAATCCCAACTATCTGACGGTGGGCCGCTGGGTCATCATCGCGGGGGCGACTGCGACCGGCACCATCAACGGCCAGGTGCAGATCACTGGGGTAACTGCCTCCACGTTCACGTTCAACACGACGGCGTCGGGTACGGTGACGGGGACTATCACCTATCAAACCGGCCAGGGCACTGTTGGCCGCATCATTGCCAACACTCAGAACACCCTGACCGTGGTGGACAACGTCCAGGGCGGCCCGCTTCCCGTTCTGCCGGCCAGCTCGGGCAATTACATCCTCGGCATGATCGACCGTGGCCAAATTCTCCCGCAGACCTTGCAAATCTATTCGTCGGCCAACTGTACGCTTGAACTCATCAGCTCAACCTACTCCTCGCCGGTCACGCTGACGGGTGCCAGCTTTGCGACCATGTACAGCCTCGGATCTCTGAACAGCTTTGGAGAGCGGGACGTTAGCGCCACGGCACTGACTGGGGGAGAGGTGGTGTACAACGCGCCGCTGCCGTCCGGTGGTCTACAGACCTACGACCTTAGCCAGTTTTTCCCGCTGTACAACAACGTCCAGGGCAACCAGCCGGACATCCTGACTGTGGCCATCACCACGCCTTCGGGCTTTGCTGGCACGGTGGGTGCAAGCCTCATCGCTCAGGAAGCTATGAGCTAATTGCGGAAACGTCCTTAACGGTTTATTATCAACCAAAGATTAACGCCCGACGGGGCAGGAGTTTACAAGATGGCCATTCTTCACGACGCCCCCGGCTCGACCAACCGCCATAGCGCCAAGCACGCCAAGGGTCTCTCCATCAAGACCCAGATGTCCTCGCCTCACAAGAACCACGTCGGCAGCGGCTCGCGCCCGACCAAGTCCATGCACCAGATCCAAACCACCAGCCCGCACCATCCCCGCATGCTGGACAGCCGCCACGTTCCTGGCGCTCTGGGCGTCTCCGGTTCCATGGGTCCGAAGCACCCGACCAAGCCGCACGGCGGCATGAAGATGAAGTCCAAGTGAGTCGGTAACTAACCGAATAAAATCCGATGGCCGTTAACCCCCGAAGCCTTGCCAACCTGAAACGCACAGCCGGTCCAGGTAGGCCCAAAGGATCAAAGGACAAGGTGGACATCAGAGCGCTAGCCAGTGAGCATGCGGGTGACATCATCCAAGAGCTTGCTAGGCTGGCGCTCCAGTCGGAAACAGAGTCGGTTAGAGTGGCGGCGATCAAGGAGCTACTGGACAGAGGGTATGGGAAGTCCCAGCAATCTGTCGCAGTGGGTCAGGATCCTACGCTGATGCCGATGGGTGTGGTTGAACTTCCGAGGAAGGATGCGCCGCGAAATGTTTGATGAGTTCAACACCCAAGGACTGTATGACCCTGACCTGTCGGTGCTGAATGCCGCACTGGCAGTCCGCATGGCTCGAGGCGAGAACCAAGACGAAGCGATGATGCTCTTGGCGGAGATGTGGCAGCCAGAATCTACAGTGCAGAACCTGATCTGATGCCGCTGAAAAAGGGTAAGTCCCGCAAGGCTATCAGCTCGAACATCAAGACCGAGCGCAAGGCCGGCAAGCCGTTGAAGCAGGCCATTGCCATTGCACTGAACCAAGCCCGCAAAGGCAAATGATCCCAACAGTCTGGACGCCCACCCCACGGCAGCATGAGTTCCTCGCAGCGCCAGAGGATGAGGTGTTGTATGGCGGCGCAGCCGGGGGCGGTAAGACCGATGCCCTCATCATGGATGCGCTTGGCTGGGATGCCTACACCAAAGCGGAGTATAGGGCGCTTATTCTCCGCAGGACCTACCCAGAGCTGAAGGAAGTGGTGGACCGCACCAGGGCAATCTATCCGGTGATATGCCCGACTGCTCAGTTCAACTCGCAAGGCAGCGAATGGCGCTTCCCGTCTGGCGCCCGCATTGAGTTTGGCTACCTCGACCGAGACAGTGACGTGCAGCGCTACCAGTCCCGGCAGTTCCAGTGGATCGGCTGGGAAGAGCTGGCGCAATGGTCCTCGCCTCACGCCTACGAGTACATGATCTCCCGCCTACGTGCTCCCGATCGGCTGGACGTTCCGGTGTACGTGAGGGCCACGTGCAACCCTGATGGACCAGGAGCGAAGTGGATCGCTGATAGGTTCGGCATCGGGCCAGAGGGTGATGCGACATTCACCCGCACGACATACGGGGACAAGACATGGAGTCGGCGTTTCATCCCCTCGCGCCTGCATGACAATCCGCACCTGACCAACTCAGGCTATCGCGAACGCCTGATGATGCTCCCCGACCAGACCCGCAGAGCCCTGCTTGATGGTAGGTGGGATGAGCCTATCGTCGGTGGTGCGATCTACACCGACCAGCTCCAGGCCGCTCGCAATGAGGGCCGGATCACCCGTGTCCCTGTCGAGCCTACGGTCAGGGTGGATACTTGGTGGGACCTCGGCATGCGCGATGCCATGTGCATTTGGTTCACGCAAGACGTGGGCCGCGAGATCCGCGTGGTGGATTACTACGAATGCACGGGCGAGGGTTTCCCGCACTATGCAGCAGTCCTGGACAAAAAGGGGTATCTGTATGGACGACACACGGCACCGGCGGACATTGCTGTGCGAGAGCTTGGCACTGGCCGTTCTCGGATCGAAGCGGCTAGAGACCTCGGCATCAAATTTGAGACCGCGCCGTCGTTGGGGCTTGAGGACGGAATCCACGCGACGCGGATGCTCTTCTCAAAGCTATGGTTCGACGAAACGCGGTGCAAGGCTGGACTGGATGCGCTTAGCCATTATCGGCGTGATTATAATTCTCGACTTGGCGAGTATAAGTCTAGCCCTGTCCATGATTGGTCTTCTCACGGCGCTGATGCGCTAAGGACGTTGGGTGTGGCTCACAAGATCGCCAAGCCAAAGACCCCGCCGGCCTTGCGGGTGACGACCATGAGCGGCTCGCAAGGGTGGCTGGGTGCATAAGGAGTTTCGCTTCTGGTCGGTGGTGCTTGGCTGTCATGCGGTCAGGCTGTCCATGTTCGACCACGCAGGCCAAGAGTACTTCATGGTGATCCCTATGCCCGAGGGCAGGGCCTATCGCCAAAAGCGGGCGGAAGCGTTAGAATTGATTGAAGAGGCGATGCGCTTGGGCCTCGACCCTGGTGAGGTAGTCCCGTGGCCGAATTGAACAATCCCCGCAAAGCTCCCAACGACGGCAAGATCAAGATGCCGTCTGTCCAGGCGGGAATGAACAAGCGCGGCCCGATGATGGGCAAGGGCGACAAGAGGGCATACGACGACGACGAATGGGGCGACGACTGGAAGCCTCTCGGGACCGAGAAGCGCAAGGAAGAAGAGACCCACGACGAGGTTCTGGAACGCGCCCGCAAGCGCATGACCCGCTGCATCGACTCTGAGTCCGACAACCGCAAGGCTGCGCTGGAGGATCTGAAGTTCAAGCGTGGCGAACAGTGGCCGGCTGACGTGGCTGCACAGCGCAACACCGACAAACGCCCGTGCTTGACCATCAACAAGATGCAAACGTTTGTCCACCAGATCACCAACGACCAGCGCCAGAACCGCCCAGCCATCAACGTGTCGCCTGTTGGGGACCGCTCCGATCCTGACGCAGCGAAGGTGTATCGTGGTCTGATCCGCGCCATTGAACGCGAGAGCACGGCAGACATTGCCTATGACACGGCGTTTGAGTCGGCGGTGTCCAATGGGTTCGGGTATTTCCGCATCCGCACCGACTGGGAAGCACCGGACAGCTTCGACCAGGTGATCAAGATTGAGCGGATCCGCAACCCGTTCACCGTTTACCTCGACCCCGACCACCAGGAGCCAGACGGCGCGGATTGCAAGTATGCGTTCGTGACCGAGATGATCCCCATAAACGAGTTCAAGGCTCAGTATCCCGACGCTGATACGGAAGCCTATGACCTGGGCGGCATTGGCGACAAGTACAAGGAATGGTCCAGCAAGGACGGCATCCGCATTGCGGAGTACTTCGAGACCAAGATCGACATGGAGGACTTGGTCAAGCTCTCCAACGGCTACGTCGGCTGGAAGGACGATCTCGCCCAACGGACCAAGGACATGATCAAGTCCGGTGCCCTGGAGATCGTGGACGAACGCAAGTCCGAGAAGCGCAAGATCAAATGGTACAAAATCACCGCGACCGAAGTGCTAGAGGAGTCTGAATGGCTCGGCCTGTGGATACCCATCATCCCCGTCATCGGCGAAGAGATCGATATCGAGGGCAAGGTGTTCTACAGCGGCGTCATTCGAAACGCCAAAGACCCCCAGCGGATGTACAATTACTGGAAGACAAGCGAGACCGAGCTGATCGCTCTGGCTCCGAAGGCTCCGTGGATTGTGGAAGAGGGGCAGATCGAAGGCTACGAGGAACAGTGGCGCTCGGCCAACGTGAGGAACTATCCCTACCTCCCGTACCGAGGTGTGTCGCTGGGTGGGACCCTCGCCCCACCGCCGCAACGTCAGCAGTTTGCGGGCGTTCCTGCGGGTGTTGTCCAGGCTGCACAAGGGGCGGCTCAGGACATGATGGCGACGACCGGGATCAGGTTTGATGCCTCTCCTAACGAAAGGATGATGGATGAGTCTGGCCGCGCTATTAGAGAGCTTCGACGCTCTGGCGACCTTGGCTCGTTCCACTACATGGACAACCTGGCACGTTCGCTGAAGCACTGTGGCCGGCAGCTCATCGACCTCATCCCGAAGATCTACGACACCAAGCGGCAGATCACCATCCTGCGGGAGGACGACAAGGAAGAGAAGGTGGTCATCGACCCGTCGGCCAATCTTCCTTACCAGGAACAACCCGGCCCGAACGGCAAGAAGATGAAGGTGTTCAACCCGACCATCGGCAAGTTCGGTGTAACCGTTGATATCGGTCCGTCCTATGCCAGCAAGCGCATTGAGGCCAGCGAGAGCATGATGGACTTCGTCCGTGCCATGCCGCAGACCGGCCAGCTCGTCGCGGATCTCATTGCCAAGAACCAGGACTGGCCGGGTGCTGAAGAGATGGCAACCCGTCTGGCCAAGGCTGTCCCTGCGAACCTGATGGGCCAGGACATGAAGGACATTCCCCCGCAAGTGCAAGCGGCCATCAACAACATGCAGCAGGAGCTTAAGGCAGCACAAGCCCAGCTCCAGCAAGCCGCGTTCCAGCTTAACGACAAGCAGAAGGACCGCGACATCATGATGGCCAAGATCAATGCGGACTTCGAAGTCAAGTTGATGGCCATCATCCAGAAGGCCGAAGACAGCATGAACAAACAGGTCGGATCAAAGATTGAGGACCTGGCACAGAACGTAACGCAGCTGATGTCTGCGCTACCGAAACCGCAATCAAGCGGGCAACCAGAAGGAATGATGAATGCCGGATCAACTCGCAACGACGATGGAAACAACCCCCAAGGCGGGGCCTCCGACGTCAGCGACCTCGGACTTCCCCCAGTTCAAGGCTAACCCGACTGGTCAAGTTGACGACAAGCCGGAAAAAGAGGATAAGGCAGATACTGCTGAGAAATCCGCAGGCGAAAGTCCAAAGGACGACAAATCCGATGGCACACCGGCTTGGTTGAAGCGCGAAATTACTATTGAGCGCAACAAGAGGCGGGCGGCTGAAGAGAAGGCCACGCAACTCCAGCAGGACCTTTCTCGCGCTTTGGAAGCTATCAGCACCAAGGCCGAGGCGAAGAAGGTCGAGACGGACGATCCCCGCCCTGGGCGGCATCAGTTCGACGATCCTGATTCGTATGACGAGGCTCTGATCAACTGGTCCTCACGCCGAGCTGAACAGCTTGCGAGGGCAGAGGAGCGGCAAAGGGTTTCTCAGGAAAGCCAAAAGGCTCAGATGGAGCGCACACAGGCTCAATGGTCTGATCGCCGCGCAACGTTCATGGCTGACCACCCCGACTTCGAGGCGGTTGCCGAACGCGACGATCTCCAGATCAGTCTGCCGATGGCGCAGGCCATGCTTGAGTCCGAAGACGGTCCCGCTGTCGCGTATTATCTCGGTCAGAACCCCGAGACTGCGGCAAGGATCGCCAAACTGGACCCGATCCAGGCTGTTCGTGAAATTGGGAAGATCGAAGCCCGGTTGAGTGCTCAGTCTGAAGCACCGACGCCGAGCCGCAAGCCTGATCCAATCAAGCCTGTTGGTTCGCGTTCAAACGCCGGTCCCAAATCTCCCGACCAGGAAACCATGGAGGAGTACGCTGCACGGCGTGCCTCCGAAATCGCTGCCTCTCGTCGCCGTTAAGCCTCGGACATCCGGGGCGTCATAAGGAAGCCTCGGATGTCTAACAACGCTCTTCTTAATCCTAGCGTCATCACCAAGGAGACGCTGGTTATCCTCGAAAACAACCTGGTCGCCGCCGGTAAGGTGAACCGCCAGTTCGAGAACCAGTTCGTCAAGATCGGTTCCTCGGTCACGATCCGCAAGCCCAACCGCTTCCTCGTGTCCTCGGGTCCGGGCCTGTCCATCCAGGACATCAGCGAACCGTCCACCAGCATCACGATCTCCAACCAGAAGCACGTGGACTTCCAGTTCTCGTCTCAGGACCTGACGCTGACGGTGGAAGAGTTCTCCGAGCGGTACATCAAGCCGGCTGCTGCCGAACTTGCCAACCAGCTAGACTATGACGTTCTCCAAAACACCACCTCCCTCCAGAACTGGGTCGGCCCGCAGGGTGCTGGTACGGCTCCGAACAGTTTCGCTGCTCTGGCCGCTGTCGGTCAGCGGATGGACGAAGGCGCGGTGCCGCAGGACGGTCGCGTGCTGGTGTTGAACCCCGCCGCCTACTGGGCGCTCGCGAATGCGCTCATCGGCGTCTACGTGAAGTCGGTGGCTGAACCCGCCCTGAAGGGTTACCTGGCGAACATCGCCAACTTCGAGATCTACGAAGACCAGAACGTGGCCAACCTCACCAACGGTAACTACGCCGGTACGGGTGTGGTGAACGGTGCCAGCCAGTCGGGTTCGAACCTCGTCACCAACGGCTGGACGGCTTCTCGTACCAACCTGTTCCTCGGCGGTGAAGTCATCACCATCGCGGGCGTGTATGCGATCAACCCGAAGTCCCGCAAGTCCACCGGCGCCCTTCAGAACTTCTTGGTCACCGGCCCGGTCTCGTCGGACGCGAGCGGCAACGCCACGCTGCCGATCTACCCGGCCATCAGCACCACGGGTGCCTACCAAACCGTGTCTGTCTCGCCTGCGAACCTCGCCGGTGTGACGGTCATCTCCGGCACCGCCAACGTGACCTATCCGC